AACGCTCGCCGGTAGTATTTACCCAATGATAATCGCCGCCATAGTCTCCGCTCGGTTCATCCGGATATAATAACAATGCCTTCGCAATCTCCGGAGCCGCTGATACAGAAGAATTAAGAGTCATATCCTTATACTGACAGCCATTTCCCTGATCCGTCTTGTAGGATACCGCACCGGAAGTAAGCTGAATCTTTCCTGATACCCAATCCCATTTCAAAGTATCTGCTGTTCCAGGCTCAACAAGAGTTCCATCCTTTTTGATAGCTTTCCACTCTGTTGACTTGTCTCCCATATTTGTTTCCGCCAGCATACTGTTCGCATACGGAATAATCTGGATTTCTCCATCTTTCACACGCATACCAGCGCACCATTCCCACACATTTCCGTTCAGATCGGCAATTCCATCCGGCATCCAGTTATGATACCATGTAGCCGGTCCAGAACCGGTAAGGCAGCGTGCTGGTTCGCCCGGATGTGATTCCGCTTCCTTGCTTTCCCACGCACAAGGAACGCCTTTTTCATGCTGGTATGTGTAGTCTTTTCCCCAGAAATTGTTTCCTCTTGGCATAGTTCCATTTTTTCTGCACCAGAGGGCAATCGCACTCCATAGAGAATACGGATTTAAACTCCAGCCTTTTCCTTTGTTGCGGCAGAATGTCAATGCCTGATCGAATGTAACATAAACCTTCGGATCACGCATAGGAAGCGAGTACGCTCTGTCATTCAGTACAATATTCTGAAACTTTGACACATACAGTACATCCTTCTCTACACCGCCCACTGAAAATGCTGGATGGATATTCTGACTTCCTCCACTCATGATTTCCGCAATTTTCATTTTCGGAAAAGGAACCATAACAGACGGCATTCCCATATCATCAAAAAGGACGGTATTCTTACCGCCCGTCATTGCTTCAACCGCTAACTTAAAATCATCAAAATTTGGCATCTCTTATACCTCCATATCCCATAATCTCAGTTCGCATTTGTTAATATCGAAAGGAACCGGTTCTTTATTTGTAACAGTCGGAGATTCCATGCTCTCCTCATTTTCCGGATCATAGTCTGGATTTACTGCGGTTGTCTCAATGTACTCTCTTGCCGGTACAATAAGCTGTGCTACATATCTTTCGCCAGAATCAGCACCCATAACCAATGCTCCTGTGTAATCCTGGCAAATATCAATCACAACCTCGTAGTCCCTTTCCTTCTTTGAAACATTGAACATCAAATCTCCATCGTTGAAATCAATGTTTTTCCCCATCACTTCATAGGGAATGAAATTTGTGCCGTCTTCCGGCAGATATACTACTTTCATCAGAAATACCTCCTTCTGTTCTGTGACATTCTAACTGCTTCATTTGTTCTTGCAGCTGCAATCTCAGCCGCTTCCCTCATGGCTGGATCTCTTCTGTCCACGCCATAAGTTTTCATGATGTGTTCTGCATCAGCTTTTCGGTTCTCATTTTTGATAATCACATTCGCCATTCCTATACACCTCCTCTCACATAGCAATTCACAATGACTTTGGATGCTGAGCCGGTATATGCAATCTTGAATCCATTGAGCAGCTTATCGGTAAACTCAAATTCTCCAACCGCCCCTCCGGTAACTTCCACAACTTCGCAAGTAATGGTATATTTCATGTTGTTTTTCGTCACCGGCAACTGAACCGTTTTCTTTGAATTGTTATGCGGATATTTCTGGGAATTGGTAAGCGTAACCTGGATCTTGTCTCCAGACAGCCCCTCCAAAATCCTGCCGATATGGAGAATATTCCTGGCATTTTCTGAAGACATCAACATTGCTTCCAGTGCCGCCATATCCATAATGTTAAAATTTGTAGCGTTCTGTGGTGTTCCTTGTTGCTTTACTTTTCCAGGAGATGCCGTGTGCTGAACCAAGCCACCGCCTA